CTCAGGCGCAACACTGTCGGGGGCTAACTTTTCCCGCGCCGACCTAGAAGCAGCCGATCTCACAAAAGCCATCCTCTCCGGCGCACACTTTAAAAGTACCAACCTGTCAAATGCCCTCCTAACGAGAGCCATCCTCAGGCGAGCCAGCCTAGAGCACGCGAACTTAACCAGGGCAAACCTCGTTAGAGCAGACATCTCACGGGCGTCTCTCAAAGGGGCGAATTTAACGCAAGCAGATTTAAGTGGTGCAGGTCTCAAAGGGGCAAATTTGGCACGTGCCAACCTTACCGGCGCTAATTTGTCAGGTGCCAACCTAGAAGGCACACATCTCCAGGGGGCGAACCTGACAAACGCTATTCTTTGGGGGGTGACGCTTACCGACGCACAAATTCAAATGTGCATTAAAGAGGGTTAAGTCTCATTCTCACCAGGGTTCTCTTCTCGCCCTTCTTCCCTGTCTTTTGTTAATTGCTCCAACAATACCGTTCTATCCATACACCACACCCCCGACAAGGGGACACCCTCCCAACGGAACCGCCAATCAATCAAACGATAGTCTTCGACCACTCTTGGCTCTTTTTTGGGGGTGCGATTAGAGAAGATCTCAATGTACTGGAAATGAAGCACTGAAGTGATATAGCAATCAAAATACTTATACCGACTGATCTCAGGCGACTTGACCGAGTCAGCGTACTCTACGTCCGAAGCAGATAACAGGCGTATTAGGCGTAGGCAAGGCAGCGTCTTTAACTTAAATCGACCATCATCTGACGCCTGGTAGAAATAAAAATCAGCAATAAACGCGAGGTGGTCCCCTTTATTAAACCTCACGTCTATTGTCGCATCTTCGTTGTCAATGAACTTCATACCCACCTACGCCTCATATTCGCCGTTACAGAGCTGATCAATGATATGCCGACACTGGCCCTCAACATCACGGTATGTGTGAATATGGAGGCCAAAGGACTCTTCAGGCATCAGCTTTGCGGACTCGGGGAAGTATTTCTTTTGGCTCTTTCGATCGAAGTCATCTCCCGAATGAAAACAATCAAAGCCCAACCATTTATCCGTGCAATTAAAATCTGTCATCTGCTTCTTGAAATAAGTACACCCACCATGCATCTTTAACGTGATCTCTGACTCTTTTTTCTTCTCATACAACACATGGCCTTCAGGAATTGCGACATACCCGCAACGAAAACCAACACAACCAAACACAACGAGATATTCATAACCACAATAGTTGCCACCCCCTTCCGCAATCTGTGTACGACCCTCGTTCACATGCGTAGCGCCACTATCCATGAGTTGTTGAATGCACCCCATCCTCGCCTGTCCTTTTTAAAATGCTATTGCTTCTTGGTGCTGATACTCACCCTCATCACAGACCACATCAATGACGATGTCCGATCGCCTTACAAAACCCTTCGTCTGTAAGTACGTCACAAATGAATTAGAATAAATACCCGTCGGTATCTTCTCATCAAACAAGTTCCGCACTTGAAAGAAATCAAAGTCCTTCTTTGCAACAAAGGAGCCATAATCCCAAGGCAAATTACTTTTCACCACCTCAGTATGTGCATTAGCCTCACTACTGATTAGGTGGATGACATCCCCTTTGTTAAACCTCATTGTTCAATCCTTTATGCAAATATCGTTACACTCTCTCGAATGCATGAAGGTTAACATATTAATTAATGTTTAATAAAGGTTATCTCTAAAAAAAATAAGGTTACTCAGAATCTATAATCAGGATCAATCTACGCGCTTACTTATCTCCCTCTACAGCCAACCTCTTACAACTTCGTTACTCTCGTTGCTCTTCTCCCTCTACAGTCAACCTCTTGCAACTTCGTTACTCTCGTTGCTTATCTCCCTCTACAGTCAACCTCCTGCAACTTCGTTACTCTCGTTGCTCACTAGCCGGGATGGTGACGGGGGAGAGGGGTGCAAAAACCCCTGTGAACTGAATCACAAAATGGTTTCTGCACGCTAAGCCTGGACGGAGCCCGAGGTGTCGTCGTGCCGTGGGATAATGATTGTTCCACGTCGGCCTATTCAGCAGTAATCATCTGCTTGATGCGTGGTTAGGCCTTTCACCCCTCACTACGGCTTTGCATCTATCTTCTAACCGTTTCACCTAATGATGCTGCTATTAAGCTTGTGCGCTTTCAACCGAACGTACGTCAACACCGATAAATTGAAAGAGGTAGGTCTTTTTCTTTCTTTCGGGTGGCCTTTCATCTATCCCGACATTCTAGGTTGTTTTATTTGGTGGGCTGGTAACCAAACCAGCCACAGTGTGCGGATACATTATTAGTACAAATAAGACATAAAATCAACAGCAAACCGAACAACACACACAAAATAGTGTGTATTACTGTTGAATAACGCCCGCCGATACACTTATGAGCCGTGGGACCGTCTTAGCGCCAGGCTACAAATAGCTTGAGCCCCACGTTGAGTGATGCGGACTCTCTCCCCGTGGCTCCGACCTAGAACTTTCCCTCGGGCTTTCACTTTCAAACAAGCCCGACATCTTGACCGTCTCTGGCGATGGATTGCTCCGAAAGAAAGGCGAATACATCTGGCGCAGGACTGCTTCATCTTCCGTGAAAGTCCTCGGTGGTAGCAGCCCTCCGCTGTCTGAGCGTGCTTCCCGGACCTCGAGCTCCGGTTCCTTGTTGCGTGACATGCGGAACATGCCGGTTGACGTATGGGGCTGTGCCACAAGGGGTGGCCGCTTATGCTGCTCAGAATGATCTCTTTCATACATAATGAGCTCGTCCACTTTCTTCTTGATCAGCCCCATCTCATAACGATCCTGGCCCCGGTCCTCATTAATAGACTTAATGTCATCTCTTAGCCGGTGTAAACGCGTGAGTATGCCGTTCAGCATATGGTTCTCAGGCTCAATATCATGAATGAAATCCAGTAACCGCCCCCCACAAAACGACACACACGCCACTTGTAATAAAATGATAGCAATAAAGTAAGGGTTGCTTACCCAAAAAAACATCACCTCACAGGCGATTGCCAGCGCATTAAGCACTAAAGCAATAGGAAAAACCTGCCTCCAAAAACGCTTGAAATTGCCTTCCTCACGGTCGTATTCCTCTTCCTCGCTGACCTCCCTACTGACAAGGTCTGATTCCTCTTCCAATGGCTTCATAATTTATGACTCCTTGGGTTGGAGGCGCTCACATTAAGCGCCCACTTGACACAAAATCTGCTAAACTCCACATCATTGTTCAGGTGGTTCAGCCGCTGAGACTGTTTGAGTAGTAGAGTCTCCACTCACGCTAATTGGATGGCCTTCTTGGTCGGACTGCCTAAAACAATAGTGACTCCGCATAGAGGAAAAGGGCGCGTGATGTTTTTTTGTTACCCGTCCTTTTGCTTTAGTTCTTATACGTCCAAAAGTTAGGACGAACCTTGAACCGTTCCGCCGCCTTCTCATCCAAGTCATCGAGATGTATGTAATAACCACCATCCCCTGCTAAACGACCAATACCGATACCCGTGAACCATTGCGTTCCTGCGTAAATTAAAGCCACAACGTTGAATAATTCATGCTTCGGCACCTTAATGTCCATCGCCCGCCCCCAAGTGTGTGGGCCTCCAGGGCCGGTGCTGCTGATCCGTGCGTTATGAGCAGGGCATCGATAAGCACTCGTGACAATAAAGGGGAAATTAGCCGCTTTTCGAAGCCACAGGATGCGCTCCATGAAGGGGCTCTCCATCTCCAGCCCCGTTGAATTGCATTCACCGCAATGGCACTTTAGCTCTTCCGCTGTAAAGTAGGGCGCATACTGCTTAATACTTCTGTCTGTCATCATTCGTCCAAGCTCCTATTAATGAATTGATATCATCCACATGATTGATCACCCCCACACAGCCATTCCCTGCGTAGATCTTCTGCAACCAGTCAAGCTGCCAGACGGTTAACGTGAATTGCTTACCCTTGGCCTCTACACCAAATAATCGACCATCTTTTAACTGGCCAAAAAAATCAGGGAATCCTCGTGGCAACCCGACAACCGCTCGTTTCCCACCCTTTGTGTTCTCCAGAAAAGAAATCCCTGCGTTCGCACGACAAATAAAATGGACGGAAGGGCAGTACGCTAATCGCGCTTGAAGGGCTGGCTTGACATGTTTATTCTCACTGTAGTTCGCCGGTAACGTGCTGGCTCGCCTAAAAAAGACGAAGGGTTGCAGTTCAGCAGGCACATCTTTGAGGCCTACTTTGTCGCCTTTTTGCTTTGATATTCGGGGTGTTGGCATACCAAAACTCCCTTAAATCTGTTAGAGTTGCGCTTTGCTAGTACTTGAAGGAGCATCACCTTTATGACTCATGATACCGAAAACCAACCGACAAACAAGCCGTTGGATTTTCAAGCCATATTCGAAACGTTGTACCATTGCAACGTTGATAAACATATTAAACACAAAGCAGGATATGCTTACCTCCCATGGGCGATCTGCTATCGCCTGCTTGCACAACACTTTTCCTTCATTTATTCACCTCAATATCTTGATGAGGCGCAAACACTATTGCTTTGGCCCGCAGGACAAGGGTACTTCGTTAAAACACGGATCGATATCGTATTACCTGACTCAGCACTCACCATTTGGCGCGCACAGTTATTACCCGTGATTGATTATAGAAATAAAGCAATCGCACAACCGAATGCAATGGACGTTAATAACAGTCTGATTCGCTGCTTTGTAAAAAATGCGGCGCAGTTTGGGTTGGGTTTAAGCTTGTGGATGGATGATCCGCAAGAATATCATGACAGCCAAACACCCCCCGCCAAACCACCGGCCCCTAAACCAATTAAGCCTAGCGCGCCCGCACCAAAAGCGGTGGCGGTATCGCCGATAAAAAAACTCAACGAGTCAGAAATTAATTCGCGTAAACAATATTATCAAAAATGCTTGCAAGAAAATGTTGATTGTATGGAGGAGCTGGGTGACCTTGCAAAAAAACTTTCTGACTTTAAAGAAAACTTATCGGCTGATGATCTTTGGCTAAAGCACATGCATCAAAGTTTTAAATATAAAAAAGAGCAACTAACACGGGAGTCTCAATATGAGTAACAACAAACCCTTCTGCTTAAACAGCTTTCGCCTGGTCGGCACTGTTGAGCATGTCATTCACCTTAAAACAAAGATGGGCGGTGAGTTCTGGAAAGTGATCGTACGCTTCTATCCCTTCCAACAAGACAAAACACCTTCTGATATCGCCGTCACTGTCTTTCCGAGAAGTGGCGACGTCTATCCAGAGAAAGGACAAACCATTAGTATTGATGGAAAGCTGCAAGGATTTACGTCGGAAGATAAAAAAGGGATGACCCGTTACGACATAAGCGCTCTGTGTTCACGCTATAATTTGGTTGATAGCCCGCAACAATCCGTACGACGGTTAAGTGATGCCACACGTCCGCCGCCAGAACATGATTTCCAAGAGACCAACCAACAGCAAGCCGACGCATTTCCTCCGGCTCGCCAGACCTCTTATTCTGTTGAGCCAGACCCTGATGATGATATTCCGTTCTAACGTTTATCCGCTCTTGCAGCGTTAAGGCGATGTTCCATGACGCTTAGTAGATAAGGCGCCATCACTTCGAGGTACGGGGACTCAAAGAAAGTCGCGTGGCGAAAACGCTTATAAACTTTCTCGCCTTGACTGCCCATCATCAATGAAAGGTAGACTTCGTTTTCATTGTGATGATTGTGATAATGGTTTCGCATCGATAACCCCTCTCTTGCCATCGTCCCCCATTGTCGCGGGACCAAGCAACCAAACGTCAGCGTATCTAAAACATCACCCCACCATACGGCACGATCATACTGCGAATACCAAACGTCGAGCCCTTGAACGCGATTTGTTGGAATGCGGTTAGAGTCTAGGGCCGGGTTAATATAGCTGTAATACACAGGTATTTGGCCCAATGAAGGGAAGTTCGCACGATAGCTCGCTTCATGCATGATCGTACAACCGTTTGAATGACCAACAACAAAGATGGCATCAAACTGCGTTTGGATCATTCGGATTAATTGAATTAATTCTTCTGCTGTCTTTTCGTTGCGTACCTTCGATGATCGGAAGAACGTTTGCCCGTAATCTAAATCAAAATAAGACCATCGTTTGCTTAAAACAAAAGGACGCAACTTATCTGTTGATTGAGAACCACCATGACGGACAAAAGCACCGTGCAAAGTGATCACGGCTATTGATTGTGACTTGGATGTATCCCGCATATTGGTTACTCCCTTACGCCTGTTCTTGTTTGTCTCTTAATCGTTTTATTTGGCCGTCTAGCGTTTTTATTGGCGCCAATATCGCTTCGAATGTTTTAAATATTTTCTTACATTCGGAACGCATATGGTAATCTTTTTTATGGCGATTTGTTTTGTTGTAAATACGATTAAACAGACGCACGCCAATAAGCACCTCTAATCGTCGAATACGTTCATTCAAACAAGTACTGCTGATCCCTAGTTTTTTAGCCATTTTTGTAACGTCTGGCTCTTTAGAGAGAAGGACTGCTGTCATCAGATTTCGCATGACAAGTTGTTCATATATATGTTCTTTATCCGCCATGATAAGTCCTTTAAGTCGGTTTCAACCGTCCGTCAATCTAACAAAAGTGTGGGGGCTTGTCTACCAAAGGGCGGGCTCATTAAAGTTCTGCCACGCCCTGCCGATACCTTTTGCAGGCGGGCATACTTACCCTTTTGGTGTTTATGGGCTGAAGCCAAACCAAGACAAACAAGGATGTTGGGTAAGGCCCATCTTTTTAAATCCGAGCTAATGAGCAAATACGTGGCGACTATGAATAAAATATACGTGCTCTTATTGATCTGTTTCATGGCTTTTTTAGCCATGACTGTCATCAACTATAACGATCATAACCGCCTACCTACGATTCAACATACAGAGGATTAACACATGGCAAACCCACTGCTTCTCTTCATGGGAGGAATAAGCTTCCTCCTGGTCGGCTTGTTTTTACTGAACTCGATCATCAATGTCTACCGCTATGGAAACAAAGATCCTTACTTCGACTTCTGTGTTGGCTTGTTATTTATCACCGTCGGTTTCATGGCACATAATTATGTGATGGTTATGGTCAGTATTTATTATCTAAGCAGCATGCTTTTTGAGGAAGAACGTCTTGACCTCGCACACCATCGACGATATTCCTAAAGGCTAATTGACATCTCTTTGATTCGGAACTGAATAAAACTAGTACATAAAGCTCAAGATTGCGACACACAGGCCGATAACAATACGGGTATAGACCTAATCAAGGAGTTAACAGACATGCCAGATCAAGAGAACCAAGAGAATGAAGTCAACGTCAATCATGAAGCGATAGAGACACAAAAGAAGCAAGAAAAGAAATCAAGATCATTCCTGAAACGAAGCTGGGATGCCCTGTTGGTGGGCATGTCTGATGCTTATGAAGTAACAATCGGCAAAGATAATTTCTTCACCCAGTTGCTTGACTTTACAAATGGTCGCGTTGGCTCACACCCCGGCCGTAACGGTGAAGGAGGGGTCGAGAAGAAGAAAGAAGAGCGGGGGGCACTTGATCCGCTTATGACGACTGGGGGTGATGGCCCACAGGAACCCAATAACGCCGAAGAAGAGACTTTCTCACCCCCCAACATTCGTGGCCATCTTCAACGCAATGACGACCATGACTTCCATGTCGCTCTTGAAGCCACATTGATAGAAGCACAGGTCAAGATGGTGCTGGACGACTTAATTAAATGTGTGGAGCAACAAGAAAACGGCATCACCCCCCGGCCCCTCCCCGGTGCAACACAAGTAGAACTACAAACCAGCATCCGTGTCGCAATGGCACAACACGACATCTCCCAACATTCAGCCGACCCCGCCGAGTTGAGCCGTCTTAGAGAGGCCACCACACAACTGCAAGAACTGGTCGCCCTGCGCTCTGACGTCAACAACCTCACAACCGATGAGCTCGTCAATGCCCTCTATGAACAAACAGAGATAGCGATCCCGGGCGCGACACCTGAAGACGAACGAACGCAGGCCCTGTATGCCTTTCAGCCAGAAGATACCTCCCCAAAAATGAGCCACGAAGAAGCAGGGAAGACCTTGTCAGGCTTCATTGATTCACACCCCTTTCAAGAGCCGTCTGAAGAAGGACCTTCGCCACTCGATCAGGATGTGCTGAACCAGGTTGCTAAGATTCTAGACAGCGGACCTAAAATGCCTGGAGGTAGCCTTGACCGAGATAATGCGCTTGAATTACCAAATCCACTTAGCGATAGGCCCAGCATGAAGCCATAACCGTCACTGGGGGTGGCTCATCATGCAGACGCATAAAGCCTAGTAGCTGCCCTCCACTGAGGAAAAGGACTGTAAGCCATGAACCCATTCAGTACAAAACCAAAGAGGCCTTGGCCTCCCTTGCTGATTAGTTTTAACTTAGCCGTGCATACACTGGGGTGCATCCTCATCCTCGCCGGTTACTGGGTAGACAATGCCGTTGTTGTGGTCTTAGGGGTTGTCTTAATGATGTTCCATTATCGAGGGGTTTATGTCGTCGGACTGTCAGCCCTGATCGGTGGTCTGTATACACAGACGTTTTGGGTGTGCTTTGTCAGCTCAATATTGATGCTGCTCATACTCGCTAAAAGGAGGGTTTACAATGAAGGTAGACAATGAGCCGATATGCAAATTTCTGCTTGGGTTGATTGGTATCACCCTAGCTATCCCGTTTATTTTGTTAGCGTTGTTGATTGTGTTTTAGAGGGGTAGGCGATAAAGCCGAGTATCACAGCGTAAGTTTACAAAAACCCCCGCCGGGGCGAGGGTTAATGCGTCACATTACCAACAACCCTGTTCTAACTGAGGAGTCAAAGTTCGTTGCTGGCGCTTTAAGTGTAACCGAACTCACTCAAATTTATCAAGGATAAATGCCCCCAATTAAATGGGGGCACCACACTTCACTTTTTACTCTACACTGTATAGGCGATACAGCTAAACCAAGCTAAACATGTCCAGGTTAAAACAAAAAAAAAGAGTTTACAAGGCGTTGGTTGGGTTGTCTTTACGGGCAGAATCCGTATCATAAGTAAAGTAACATCTTTTCTTCTTCATCACGCTATACCCCCCATTGTCTGACTCTTCTCTCGAGACAGTGGGGGTGCCCCTTCGTTAAGGGGCTGCTTTCTTTAATTGCACCGCCACATCAGCAAGAATTAAAATCAACGCACCCAAACTTGTATATAAACTCAACTTGTTCTCAAGTTTTACCTGCAAACGAAAGACCTCTCGCTCTAACTGCTCCACTCGCTTTTCAATCCTTGAAGGGCCCTTCATTAGGTCAAAGAAACAACATAAGACGCCTGCATGAATGAGCCTGAAGCTGCGCTGGCTGAGGCGACAAGCTTGATTGACATAACATCGCCCGCCGCCACCGAGAGTGTATTTACGAGGTTGCTCGCCGCTGTGTCCGTGTTGCTAATGGTTGCTGTTACCGACGTATCGGCCCCATTCTTCCGGACCGTAAATGCGTAGCTTTCACTGGAGCCAGGTGCCGTTGTACACCCTACGAAAAGTTTCTCCAGTGTGCCTGCCACCGGTATGATGTGCTTGGCTGGGTTTTCAGTCGAGGCATTACCCACCGACGAAAGGTATTGCGTTGACGCTGCATCGGATGCTGTGGTTGAACGAGTCATGAACGTCAAATAACTCGGGATGGTCACAAAAGATAAGGTGCCTGCCGCATCTGTCGTTAGCGCATCACCACTCACCGTCCCATCCGTGCTCGGTAAGGTAAAGGTCACATTGCTGCTTACGCTGGCAGGGCCCTGCAACCCAATATAGTTTGTGCCATTATCGGTATCTTCATACATTTTCAAAAGACCCGCACCTGTCGCGGTCCCCAGCACGCCAACACCACCGGTTCCTTTTGGTTGCAAACTTAACTCAGGGTTTGTGTCATCGCCCGCTGCCGCTAAAATAGCGCCCGTACCGGTTGCCCCATTCGTCATTAAAAAATAATTAACCGCACTTGCCGTACTAGTAAATAGCAGCTGCTCATTGCTGGAACCATCTTCAATGCCCGTGCCTGTGTCGAACTGAGCCGCATAACTGTTAAAATCTAAGTCACCCCCAAGCGAAAAGCCACCAGAAAGCGGGTTGAAAATACCGACTAAATCGTCTTCTGTGTACAGCGTGACGTCATCTGCATCTTTCACTAAAAATGTATACGCACCATCCGCCAATAGCCACACTGTAGCGCGCCCAGCAGCATCACAGACGACTGGATTTGCATTCGCGACGGATTGACCCTCGTCTTGATATGTCGCTTTATTCGTCGTAGTTCCGGTCGTGTACGTATAGATCAATGCCCCAGGAGCAATTACTCCGGAGTTATCAAAAACGGTTACACGGCCTGTCCCGGGTGCAAAGTTAAGTGCCATTCTTAAGTCTCCTGCTGTTGTTTTGCTAACTCTCTGGATAATATAATGCCGGCTCGATCCATTGTTTCTATAAATTTAGTAGAGCCTGGCTTTAATGCCTGTAGTTGCAACAAGGTGTCACGGAAACGTTTTGTTTGCATTGCTCTCGACAAACCTGCTGTCCCTAGAACACTCGATGCCGTTGCGCCTAAGTCCACGGTCGCACCCCCAAAAATGAGGGCATTAATCACTCGAACACCCGTCGGTGGGTTCTCAAGGAATCGTCCGCTCTCTTCTGTATATTCGGCCAACTTTGAAAAGCCTTCTAGCTCTCGACGATCACGCCCCGTGAAGAAATGATTCGCCACTTTTTGTGTCTTGTTGAAGAAGGTTGAAAACTTTGCGGGACTAATCGCAACATTGGTTTTCCCTTTCGATGCTTCAATTGCTTTTTGCATATATCCCACACGAACAGCTGCACGTCCTTTTTCATCAAGGACGTTATAAAACTGTTGGCCCCTCTCTTCTAATCCACGTTTAATATATTGGTCAAAGATCTCTTCGATACGTACTTCATCTTTATTAATCTTCCGAATAACTTCAGCGTTGCGCAGTGGGACAACGGATTCACGATAATACTGATCCGCCTTACGCCAAGAAGCTTCCAACTCACCCCCTTCTTTCCGCACAAATTCTGATAAGTCTTTATCAGAGGCTTGCTGGATACGCGTTAACGCCCTAACCAGTTGGGGTGTTTTGTTTGGATTAAACTGGCTTTGTGCTTGTCGTGACAAACCTCCCAGCCGTGAACGTAAGTCCCGCATCTGATCGAAAGTAAAAGCCTCGGATGTCCCTAGTTTGTTGTCAATTTGCTGCAATGTCTCGCCAATACCCGGCGTTCCAAGAAATGCTTCTTTCTCTTCTTTCGAAAGTGTACTGATTGTTTGACGAAGACGGCTCGGTAAGACCGTTAGGCCGTCCGACAACCGATCAACCTCATCATAGAGCCGAGAAGCTTCTGCTCGTCGCACTAATAATTTAGCATTCGGGCTACCCTTCAGGATCAATAACCAATCATCGCCCGCATCACCCATGTCTTGAATGACTTTTCGTGCCTCAGAAGATAAAGGACTGCTGGATTCCGCTAACTGAGTAATCTCATCAAAGTTGTCAAGTGGGGTGCTGGCTAACTGTTCTTTATGGAACTTGAAGAGGTCATCAACACGACCGGCCGTTTGTACATTTTGGACTTCAGCTAATTCACGAAGCCCGGATAGCGGAACCTCTTTAAAGAACTTACCCAAGTTTCTAACAGAGGTTGGTCCAACATCAAAAGCAGTCACAGGGATACTTCCTTCCGTGCTCGCTCGCAAGACCTGTAAGGTCTCCGGTGGTAATCCGTCAGCCGGTGCGCCCTCCAATCCTGCGCGACGGAACGCCTGTAAGCCTCGTGTGCCTGCGCGACCTGCACGTCCAAGGGCTGACAGCCCAGCGCCAAAACCCGCCCCTACAATGCCCGCTTGCGCAGCCCTGCCCTCTGGTGCTTCTTCAGGGCGGAACTGTAATGCTTCTAGACCCGCAGATTCTAGGCCCGCACGTGTAGCGACCGAACTTAATGCCGGAATCGCCCCCGGTGTTGCTAGCGGGATAAAACGTGAGGCACCTTTTCCAGCAAATTTCGTTAAGGCTGAAGCAGGGCCTACCAAGGGCGCGCCAATGGCTGCGTCGGCCAAAAGCTGTCCTGCGAAAGTGGCTATTGGCTTTTCTTTTTGTAGCGCACTAAACGATTCTCTTTTCTGGCGAGACGATTGTTTTAAGGCTTGACGACGACGCTGCCCACCCTTTTCTAACGCAGGGATACCCAGCGTACGTCCTAGGGCTTCTTCACCTATCAGCCCAATCCCTTTAATCGTGTCAACCACAGATTGTGCCGAGGCGCCTGCCCCAATCTTAATGGCTTCTGGCGTAGATATAGTCGCCGCCAACTGCTCAGGTGATGTCGGTGCCTCAGGTCTTAGCATCGACCGTAATTGTTCATCCGGTAATTGCTGCAACTGTTCATCAGTAAACAGGGGGGTGGGATCTGATGGTTGTAAGAGTGCCTCCAGCTCAGGTGTGCTCAGCTGATGCAGTTCATCGTCGGTATAATCACGGAAGGGGGTTTGTCCAGGCATTATTGTTCTCCTCGGCGCGCTTTCAGAATACGCTCCACCCGCGTTCTTAACTCAGCATTTCCCTCTTGAGGGCGGGGCTTTTCAGGAGACCGTATTTCCTGGCCGAATTTAATAATGATGTTTTCTGGGGCGAGCCCTGAATCCCTCGCTACACGAGAAAACTCATCTTGTAATTCCGACTGACGTTCTTTCTGACCTTTAAACAAAGATCCTGCCCGGCCCCTGAAATCTGTTCGCTGACGTTCCGTTAGTAATTGTCCGGAAGCAATCTTATTGAAGCTAGCCTGGACCACCGTCGGCAGACTACCCGCACGTCCAGCCGCGGCAAATTCACTTTCACGAACAACAGAGCCAGGATCGAGCATTTTCATAAAATTAAAGATTAAGGCCAAATCACCCGCAGGAGATGGGTTTTCAGAGGAATCCAGGACACGCTGGTAAGACCGGCTGACATCTGCAAACTCGGAGGATTGGCTGAGGTATTGAGTTCTTAATTGATTCTCTTCTGTGAAGGACTTTGATGTTATCCGTGTTTTCAACAGCCCTAGTGCTTTCTCTTCTTTCTGCGCATCCCCAGACCTTAAGTCATTCAATATGTCTGGGTTGGAAGAAAGCACCTGCTGCTGGATTGCAGCGTTAAGTAAGATAGATTCTATTGTATTGGGGTCATATTGATCCGGTAAATCCTTCGTCAGATTTGGGTTTGTTTGGCGTAGCGCTTGAAGGCTCTGCTGGTAGGCAGCCCGCTTTGAAGCGACATCCGGCTGCGTTTGTACAAAGGCTGCAATCTGATTTAGCTGGCTGTTGGCTTGAAGCGAGTTCTTAAGCTCCACGGTTGTGGAGTCTGCATTGGTCTTGTCGAGTACCGCCATCTTTTGACGAAGATCAATGGCTCTTTCAGGGCTCAACTGTTCCAGTGCGGTTATATAACCGCCAACACCTCCTGACTTAAGCGCTTGACCAAGCTGTGCTTGTTGATCCCTATTTTGTGCTCTATCCGCTCTTTTGAACGCTAAGTTTTGAGCGGCCCCTTGATTGGCTAACTGCGCTGACCTTAGCTGCTGTGGGAATAATTGGGAGGATTGTTGTGTACGCTGACGCTGCTCAATATTCGCGGCATCCTGCCCCTCGATCTTCCCAAACTGATCAGAAAAGTTCACCCCACGCTGGAACGCGTTGATAAGAGGAGACGGCCCATTTAAGTCCGGTAAGATCATCCTCATGTCGTTTGCGGGTACGCCCAGTAATCCACCTTGAATTGCCATAAGTCACCTCTTTAAAGAAAGCTGCTCAACACAGAGCCCAGTTGGCCACCTACGCCCGATAATGCGGGCCCAAGCCCTTGGCTAAGACCTGGAGCAGCAAACCCTGCCGCAGTTGTTAATATACTGCCCAATGGTGAGGGCCTATTTGCATCGGCCTGCGCAAATTGAGCCTGCGCTAATAAGTTGTTGGCTTGGTTATTACCGCTCAATAAAGCCAGGTTCCCAAGCTCACTTGCCGCACCTGTTTTAAGGTTGCCAATGCTCCCGCTGGCATTAAAGCCTCGGTTTGCTAAATCGTTTAATGCGCTTTGACGTGAATCAATCGTCGTCAATGCGAGGTTCTGCCCGAATTCTTGCAGCTCTTTTAGCCGATTACCCGATCGCAAAGACCCTTGTGACGCCGCTGCTCTATCAATCGCGTTAACCCCTTCACCTAGCTGGAACTGAAAGCCCGGACTGTCCTGCAATTGCGTTAACGCTTCTTGCTGTTCTTCTGGGGTGCCCAAACCAAGTAAAGCGGATAACGCATCATTCGCACCAAAACCCGTCTCCTGGAATGGAACGAACCCCGTGACGGACTCATCTCGAGCAGTTTTGATCTCACTACGTGCCTGATTGATCGCCTTTTCTCGTGCTGCAGCCGCGGCGGCTTGACCTGAGGAAACCAGACCGCTACCGCTACCGCCAAATAAACTGCTGAATATGCCCATCACTTACTCCTTTAACTTTCGTCTAGCTCCAATATGATCCGGATCGTCAACGACCCACTGGTGTAATCCGTACTGCCGCCACTATACGTTGCAATGATATCTTCACCTGCGGTAGAGGTGGCCGTCAAGTCACTTGCCGTCGTTGGGAACGCTAACCCCGCGTCACCCCATCGTGCAGCAGCCAGCGATTCCATTGTGGCCGTCGGAATAACCGACCAAATGATCGTCCCACTGCTGTCTTGTATCGCAAGACCACGATCACCCCCGGCATTAAAGTTAGTACCACCCCCCGATAACATGATTTCTCGACAGTAGTACGCTTCTTTCGCTCCGGCGGCTTTCAAGACAACCGTCCCTGCGCTGCTCAAACTGCTGAACGCTATTGTCGTGGTGATCGCTGTCACAATAGGGTGCTGGTTAGACCTTATTTTAACCGAATCAAACCAACGAACCCAGAAGGGCTGAGGGAAACCATCTTTGTCCGCCAGAACTTCACTCGACTTAGCAGGCCCAACCAGCATTACAATTTACCTACTTCGGCTTCTACAAACCCGCCTAAAATAACGGCATTAACAGGGTCCGTAATGGTGATCTCCGCCATAAATTGCTTGCAACCACCCAAGCGGTTCCATGTACATCGCTTGGAATATTCACCAATCTTGCCAGGAGAGCGTGTCATTCGATTACCGTAGGTATACCCACCATCCCTCGAAACACGCAACATATAAGAAGGGTCGCTACCTTGCCCCGTGACAAGACCAACCCCTTTCTTCGTATCCAGCTCAAATTTATTGATCACAATAGAGCGCCCATTTTCATGAAAATTAGGTGTACGACGAAGTCGGCGAATCAGCGACCCATTGTCCGTAAACACCGTCGGGTCAAGCTGAAATATCTTACCGCTTTGGTAGTCACCCACTAAGTACTTGCCATCGAAGTAGGCAAAGCAGTTCCCCCAGTGTCGCTCATAGGTGTCCGTCGCATCCAAGTCAACACTTTGACGCTCATGCCAGCCATTTGTTGTTAGGTCGTAAACCCACGTCTTATTAGCCGTCGGGAAGACCAACCAATAAAAAAGATGACCCCTCGACTGGTAAGCGAAGGCAATAGCATCACTCACCGTGCTGTAGTCAGCGAACTCTTCTTCAAGCGCGGGGGTGCTTATTTTGATGGGCTGATAGCCATTGGTTCGATAAACCTGACCTCGGCCCAAATGATTCTGTCCTAACCAAAATGCACTATTATCAACAGAGACAACGCTGTGTGCTGCGGCACATCCTATGTCAATAACAACCCCTTCACGCCGCTCAAACGGAAAGCTCGAGCCACTGTTGTAGTACACTTCTGCAGATTGCGTTCCCCACGCCCACAATTCACCCTGTAGCGATAACAAGCTAACGAGGTTGTCAGGATTACGTTCAGCCGAAATAAAGTCTAAGGCGTCATAGGCTGTTCCGTCATCCAGGTTGGAGATATAGATTTCATCCGTGTTTTCTTTGAAATAAATAAAGTACCCATCAAGCGCTACGGCAATATCAGCCCCATTGTTAAAGTCCCCATCTGAGATCGTCGCAAAGGTACTTGTGGCGATGTTAAAATTATAACCATTCGACCCATCCATAAGCATAATCTGGCCTAAAATGCCAGAAAAACTAACCACACCACTCGTCGTACTTAGCGTCCCCAAGTTCGTTGCTGTGGCGTTGGTATCCAACGAATACACCGTGCCATCCACAACAGCATATAGCACGCCTGATTGCTCGAACAATGCTCGAGTTGTCAGGCCGCTCAGATCTTTCCACAGCGTCAACCCTTCGGTGGGTATCAAGGTGTTAGCAAACTTGCCGTCTTTGTCAGCATCTTGCTCAACAAACCAATTAATTGTGCGCTGAGGATTCTGAGACCGCTCCCTTGTCTCACCAAAAGAACCAACAACAGGGATCTGAATAGTCGGCATCACCACCACCCTGGGACGATATTAATATCGGTATCATCCTGGTTTGCACTCATCGCTAAGCTCAATGCTTCGTTAGCAATCTTATTGAGCTCCTGGACTTTCAGTGCGTTCGTTTCAATCGACGAAAGCGGTAATAGCCGAACAGCCAAGCCATATACAATCGCTTCCAACCATTCCGCTGGGAAGTCAGGGTTGTTCGCACTACCATCAAAGTCTTCCAAGCGCTCAACCACTGTAAATTTTAAGCGTTCAGTTATGTCGTCGGGGGTGGGCCATAAATATAGAACGCCGTTCGATAGCTGTCGGTCGTAATACCATTGAATGGGAGTGCCACCATTACTCTTATTGGAGATACGGTTATAGTCTTCACGAGAGACCCGGTTAACCTCGCGGTCGTTATCCGAGTTATCCCGCAAATAGGACTGTATCAGCCGAAAAGGAGTGCTCATCTTTGACGTAAAGGTGTATATCCGATTACCGCTCGACGCAGCGCTGGATAAACCGCTAGCCACCGTTACCGTCGTTGAGTCATCAACCGTGGAAATCGTTGTCCAATCCACGGTGCCATCATCCAGTACCAGGCCAATATTGTCCGCTGCGGTCATCCCCGTGCTTGTCGTTACCGTTAATACGGTTTGCGCCGCGGCTTCATCTGCACCAAAGGTTGTTTCTACAACAACACTGTTTTCAGCTGCCCGGTCCCCCGATGTGCTGAGGGTATAAGAGGATTGCCCGCTGGTTAAAAACAAAGTGCACTCTGTCTTCTTCCATACCATCGTGCCAAAAGGTCCAGACTGCCACGCTTTAATCATTCGGTTTAAAGTACGAGAACCCATCATGAGCTCTTCAGCACTAACCGTTTGGTCAACACCCAACACACCAATCAAGTACAGTGCGTCCTGGACGATCTCCGTTCGCGTGTCGTTATAATCAATGCTGCCTGATGTTGCCATGGCAATCGCTCCTAATTGTAGTCATCATCCGTTGAGGTGTACGCGTCTCTGTCATGGTACGTCACTGTCGTTTGTGGCCGTGCATCTGGAACCACCCGAGAATCATGATAAATACGATTCTTCATTTCAGCCGCTGGCTTTGGATCCCAGTCTTGCTCACAGACAATATACCCATCATAACGTTTGCGGGTGTTAGAGTGGTACACCACAAAACCACAAACATCGCACTCAACTAGCCAGTCACCTGCCCGGTATCCGTTGCGTCGCATACTTCACCCCCTTCACCTTGATCAGTTGCCGAGTTCTCAATACGAATATTTATTTTTGTGAGTTCACCCATCAATTCACACACCTCACCCCAAGGGCGTCGAACAAGATAGTTCATTACAAGGTGATATGTTTTTTCTTCTAATATGTAATTTTTCACCACAAGCCCTTATATGTTTTTTGATTTTGCTTTCCACTTGCTGATTAAATAATCTTGTATTCGCATAATCGTACCGTTATCTAACGCGCTATCAAACCAGACCACTTCTTTAAAAGAACCAGCAACACCTGTCCCACCTGTTGGCGTTCCTGCGCCAATAATGGGTAAGGCCGTTCCGCTTGGCGCCGTTATAGAAGAGGTATCTCTCTGAGCGAGCTTTCGGCGGTTAAACCAAAAATCTGCTTTGTTTGTCGCAAGTACCATTCTCAATGCCACGACAACCACTTCATTGTTAGTCGCGGCACTCACAATGTTATTGCCGGTAATGTACGATAAGCTCTCGCCTGTTGCTTTATTTTGGTAGAACAAACCAAGGGCACCCCCCCCAAATTTATTGATAAATACGCCGTAGTTTGTCCCCGTCAGATCGTGAATACACCATAACCGATAAACACCGCCGGATGACACAAGTGACGTCGCACAAAATACCGTCAGCTCAGCCGGCATTTCAATTTCCGCGTCTTCAGAACTTAACGCGTCGACATCATAATAAAGCCCTTGCGCATGCAGGTTCGGATTATCATCTGACACCGTCCCGATATAATCTTTATCACGATTTTTAATGTTGCCCCAGGACGTTACATTATTCGCGCTATCAATAACGCGTGGCGACTTCACATATTCAGTCCATACCCGCAACGTCGGAATATTAATAACATTGAGATAATGATGGCGCCGCTGTGGTCGTCGCATACGTCTCTCCTCAATAGCCCTTGACGGGCGATTGCCATTTTGCCACCAAATAATCTTGAATAATGGCGATGACACGGTCAGGCAGTCCTTCATTAAACCAGATAAATTCTTTGTAATAGCCCTTCAAGCCATTGGCCCCGCCAGTATTGAGCGCGCCAAGTACCGGGGTAGATGTTAATGACGGCCATGTCACATTAGATACGTTTGGCTGCACAGGTAATTGTGTTCTATTAAACCAAAGTGTCGCCAAGGTGTTTATGTCCGATATCCGAATAGTAACGATCTCTGGGCAGCCGTCTTGAATAATATTAGCTGTTCCTGCCGTACCTACGCTTTCACCTTCTAACGAGTTGTTAAAAAAGAACTGCATGCCTTGCGCCGCTGTTTTGTTAATTGTGAGCGTATACTCACTGGGGTTGTAAAAAGAAAACCAACGTCCAATAAAAGCGGTTCTTGTGGTATTCGTCGCACAAAAGATCGTTAATGCCGTCGGTAACGTAATCGCACCATCTTCTGAGCTCATCGCGTCAATATCGTAATAAAAACCTTGCGGGTGAGCATTCGGATTAGTGCCTGCAGTGTCTTCAGTGTAGTCGCATGTGCGACATGGAATGCTACCCCACGTCGTTACATTGTTCGCGCTGTCAATGACCCTCGGTGATTTTACGTACTCAAGCCAAACCCGTAACGACGGAATACTGTCGATGTTTAGTCGTGTTTTTCGATCATAGTGTTTTCTCACGAGCCTTCCTTATCGTTAAGGATTTTTTCGCGCAATATACAATGTAATTGTAAACACTTCACCGCTGACTGGCGTGTAGGCGTTCTGAGCGACAAGATGGCCGTACAGTGCATTCGCTGTGCTTGAGGTTTTACCCCAGACGCCAATGTTATGGTTACTCACCAAGGTGTTCACAGAACCAATCGATGTTTCAAACAGCGGAATGGCCGGCACCATATTTAATGCTTCAGCGTCCGACGGATCAAAGACCGCATTGTCTTCCATCGCCGTTGGAGCGGCTGTGAATAAACGTAACTCAGAAAATAAAGTGACTAGCGGCGTACCCGCGCCTTGATAGGTCGATACCAAGGTCACGCCTCGGATTTCAAAGAACTGGTCAAATCCTTTTGTGATAGCGCTGAAAGTTAAGATAGTCGGCGCACTCGTGCTATTGCTCACAACATCGTTCGCCGCATAAATGCTAGCATCAGCGGGGCGCGCAAACGATGTGCTCGATGTAACAATGTTTTCACTGATGTTCTGAGTGGGTTGAAGAGACATATGCTACCTCGTTTGTTGACTGATAATTAAATTGGCGGTTGCTCCAGAGCTGTATGAATTAACAATAAGACGCACGGCAACGGGAACAAACAATAAACCGGTAGTACCATCAGCACTGACATCAACAACATCTGCATCGACAACGTCGTACCAACTTCGTGTGGCTGTACCGTTCGCTATGTCGGACATCGTATACTGCAAGGTGTAGTTGATTGTTCCGGTAACAACCACATGCAAGAGTAACTTCCCACCGTAACTGTTCATCGGCAAGGTTGGCGTTGCAAATTCATCAACAAAACCAATATCCATGGTATCCGCACCAATGGTGCTGCTCGGCGTAACAGAACTGATGGTTCGGAAATAAGTCGTTGACTCTACTGCGACGCTTGCACCCGGCCCAGTCACCACTTCTGTCACATCAATGCCGTCAGAATTCACCCCCACGATGCTGAATGTCTTGCCACTTTGATCTGTGCCTGAATTTTCTAGCAGACTCACCTGGTGAGCGATAAGGCCATTGTCAGCGGAAGAATCAGCTGTTGCTGTTTGCAGTAAGGTGAATGTTGCGCCTGTGACGGCATCACCAAAATAGTCACTATCGACGTTATCTGGCGTGTACGTTAAACGTTGGATTCTCATCCCGACAAACTCCTTTTAAAAGGGGGGGTGGAATCCCACCCCATTTTATTAGCTCGCGGCAGTCACAGTCGCACCTGATGTCACTGGGCTCCAAACACAAACCCATGTTGCATCACCTGCGGAATAAGACCCTGAATCCAATACTGACTCAATAACACCCGCTGATGTAACAAACGGTAAACCAGCAGAGGTAAACGCACCGCCTGTGGTTTTAACAACAACAGAGCCATGGCTTGCAAAGTTTAATGAATCAGAAACAGCTAAAGAAGCCAAATCTAATCCCGTTGCAATCACAATATCTGTCCCGGTATCAACGTCATTTTGTAGACTAACAACTGGATTAGTACCACCTGCCTCTGCAGTTGTACAGATCGCAAAAAGCTCGTGAACAAGAACGTCGCCTGTGTTGACGTCAAACAAGTCATCTGAACTCAATGTCGCATTTGTTTTAACAGTAACGTTAGCGACCGTGTCTGTTTTAACAGGGACATCGAGAGCAAATCCTGCAACCGTTTCACTATACTTGTTGCCAAATAGCATGACAGTATCACCGACAATTGCAGCAGCGGGTGAAGCAACGTTCGTCACGAGATCATTGTTACGAACAACACCATCTGTTCCTGTCAATAGCTCAACACATTCGACTGTACCCAAAGCATCTGTCGCACCATTAATCAGCAAGTTGTCTTCAATGATGATATCTGTTGAGGCTGTTACAATGCCCTTGATGTTCGCAACAGAGTAAGCACCATGGATGTAGTTCTTACGAATAGCTGGAGAAACACAAGCACCGGTCAATGAAATACCCGCGTTTGCGCCACCCGTGTCACCCATGTCGATGTGGTTGTTTTCAATAACAACATGGTCGGCACCGGCTTCAACTTCGATTGCAATTAAAAATTCATCTGTGTTTTCAACATCAACATCAAAAACACAATTTAGCACCTTAGCGTGATCACCGGCTGCTAGAATATCAACACCCTGTGCAACTAAGGTAATACTTGCATTAAAACGTACGTTGTAGATTAAACAGTTTGCAGCTGCAACATCAAAAGTAGCATCAGCATGAGCAAACTCCACTTCTGCCATTAAACTACCGTGACCACAACCCACAATCGCAATGCCCGCTTGATCTAAATTGATTTCTGCAGCGCCTGTAATGCTTTCGCTGTGTCCTGGCATAATCGCGATGATGTCACCACGAGAGGCTGTACACTGGCCAATGGCATAGTCAATCGTTCTGAACGGGCGTAAGTAGCTACCCGCTGCGCTTAGATCCGCGCCCGCAATACCGCCCGGTGCCAATACAGTTGAATTGTTAACCCAGAACACACGTCCCGGATGTAGCTGTAACAATGGAATGCCACGAATTGTGACTCCATTTAAAAATCCTTTCGGATAATTTGAATAGGTACCCATTTAAACCTCCATTAAAACGGCATTGCCGTCATGTCGAACACATGTTCAATGTTCGGTTATTGGTGCTTTAAGCGCCGCCAGTACCTGCTGAACCCATGATTGCTCTTGGATCTGTCCAGCCGAAAGAAACGCGCATCATTGCTTTAAACAACATGTTTTCAGAGGTGAAATCATTGTCATCACTAAGGCGCATTTCTTCACGCACATAATGTTTCAAACCATTTTCAACATTCGTCAAAATAAACCAAGCGTTGTTTGAAGTCAGGTAATGATTAACAACAAAACCTTTAGGCAGCAAGTTCATGCTACGAAGGGCATTGATGTCATTATTCGCTGAACCAGACTGATTAACACTCATCAATAAACGTTGTGCGTTGAATTGGCTAATTGCAGGAACAACCATTTTCTCGCCCATTACGCTTATTTTTAAGCCACGCTCATCTGTCCATGACGCAATATCAATAAACGCTTGCTCAACAGAGGTTTCACTTAAAGAAGCAGCTGATGTTAACTCATTCGCATAAGTCCCACCGATATCTAATGGATGTGCAGTTGAGCATAATTCAACGCCATCACCACCAAGATAACTGCTGTCAAATGCATTGTTCAGAATGTTAGCGCCCAAATGTTCTTTCGTTTGAAGTAAAGACCACTTTAACGCTTCGGTTCTAATCTTTGTCATCAACTCTGCATCACCATCAGATGACATCTCACGACTGATAGAAAACATATTGCCGTAAGTCGTGTGTTCATAACGACGTGTCCATGCCTGGTTAAAGCTATCTGCGGATACTGCTGCACCCTCAGATTTTGCTTTTGCTAAACCTAGACCAACCGTTAATGTATCTTCTTCATATTTTTTGAACGAATCATGTGTCTTAAATATTTCTTTGTATTCTTCCTTGTAGTCAGCATAAGCCATGCCCCATGATTTAACGGAACCTGCTTTTAAGCCTACAAAATTGGGAAAAGTACCTGTCGTTGTTAATCCCATCGTCTTACTCCTTTATTGTCTCGTTAGGAAATACCAGCGGATGCATAGCCTAGGGTATGGTTATTAATCATTACCAATATATCGGCATGAGCCAGCACGGCATTGTCTTCACGATCAACCAAACCAATTGATTTCAGCTGGAACGCAGCTGTTGTATTCATCGCTGTTGTTGCACCGTTATCAAGCTCAGTACCGGAACGACCACTTGTTGTATCACCTGCGTGTGTGTCGATCAAAACAGCATTTAAACCAATATCTGCAACAGCAATCGTGCCTTCACATTGGATTTGAATAAGAGCCATCGGGTCATCACAAACATAGACAACTTGCTCTGTTGAGAGGGGGTGATAAACCGTTGTAGGACTATCAGGATTAACAGCAATACCCACAACAACACCCGTAATAGGATTTGTTGTGCCCGGTGTTGTGCGGTTTACGGCTTGAAGGACACCTGGACGAAATACTTCGCCAGCGCCTGTCAATTGTGTGCTATTTGCGTCACCAGTAATGGTTACGAAGTCGCCTTTAAATACATTTGTCGCGTAGGTGCTTGGTACAAAATAAGCTCTAACGCGCGCATCATAAGCACCGCTGATGGTTCCTACGACGAGGCCACCATACGGCGTGTCAAGATTTGCCATGAAAAATCCTCCATAAAAAATAACAGAACATACCAAAAGGGTATGGGGTAAATAACTGAATGATTTTGCGGGCAAATGCCCCTAAGATTTGGATAAAATCGTATGTGACATAAGAGTCAGGAACACAGCCTGCTCAAATCTAGTTTCTGGCGGGTAGCCAGTCTTTAAAGGCTATCATCTTCAAGACTGGCTGACAAGTGCTCACGGACAGGGTGCCTCTATCAGGTAATCTCACGGCGGTATTTGTACTGATGAATGCCATCACGCCCCTTCGGATCAAGCTGCTCCTGTATCTTTACTTGCTCTGCTCGGGTTGCGGCTTTTCTCGCCTCATAGATTTCTTCTGGAAGCTCCATCAACACATTCATCCAACCCGCCCCCGCGTGGGAGGTCACATAATCAGCAAAACGGTTATCACCCTGGTGGGTGAACTCCGTGAACTTGTCATTCACCTTCTTTCGCTTGCAAGGCGTCCAACCCTTGTTCTTCAGGTCATCAAACTCTTTAAAGTCGCCGACCTGTGGGTTACAGATCACAATATAGTACTTAAACCCTGGTCGCTTAAAATCTTCCATGAACTTCAGCGGGCCCGCCCCATTAAAGATAGGCTTAGGTGCTTGGTCCATACGGTCTTCATGGTCAGGATGTTCGCTCACTACTCTCTCTTCGAACTGTCCTTTACGTGTTGTCGCTTTCTTTTTCGGTGTTACATTTGTGTCATCAGTGGTCATTTGGGGGTGCCTCCTGTTAAGTCTTATAGCGGCTGTAATATTCTTTGTATTCATCGATATCTTTAAATGTGCCTAGACGAATATAGCGCATCGCTTGCTGACGTTCGTCATCCGATAACGTGACTGCACTTTTCTTCGCCCCGCCCTTACCGTCTTCAACGACCGGGTGCCGGCGGCTTTCACGTGTTGTCTTTGCAGGGGCAAAGAATTCTGGGTAGCGCCGTTTTATCTCATCCTCAACATCCTCATATAGCTCTTCGTAGCTCTCATAAAGGGCACCTTGAGCCTGTTCGTTGTCTGTTCGTAGTTTTGTCTCAATTCGGATCGCTTCACGCTGCATCTTTCGATTAGCAGTGGACTCACGATTAAACCATTCACTGTTACGACTGATGAACGACTCTGCTGCTTTTTCAATTTCACGCTGTGGCTCTGATTCACCGGCTTCTAACTGACGCTTGATCTCATCAAATTGCTTGTTGGTTTCTTCAAACCCTTCATAGTCACCGCTTTCAAATGCTTCTTTACGCTTAACGTCTAGTTCTTTTAGTGCTTTGTTATAGCCGACTTGCTCTGCACGAGTCATTGAGCTTTTCATGTCATGCAGCATATCTTTGAGCGCGTTAATTTCTTTGCGGGATTCACCGATCTCACGATATAGATCGCCACGTTTCTTCCCGTTGAATTCATTGTACGCTTTTGGAGGTAAGTATCCTTCACCCTTATAACGATCACGAGGGCGCCAACCTGTTTTCCACGCCTCTAAGAAATCCTGCGCTGAAACCACACCCCCACCATAATCTTTATTTTCATCCCAACCTAATGCCAGTGAGTCTTCTTGAGCCACCGTGCCGGCAGACGTCTCCTCGTCAGAGGCCTCTTCACTTGCTTGCTCTAGCGCGGACTCCGGCGCCACTGATTCTTCGGCACCCATCTCGGACGCATCAGCTTCCTCCATCACTTCATGCTCTGCTGCTACCATGATGTTTCTCCTTCTAGCGATTCAAACACACTAGCCATTTGGGGGTAACGGTTGCCATCATCGTCCACCAATAACGGACTATAAACTTCGGACTCTCTCATCTCCTTATATCGGATGATATTGCCATCACGTTTAATGCGGTGGTCAACACCGGCATATCGCGGAAAGCTCACCACGTCGCCCAACTGCAAAGAACCGCTGCATTGTTCACCTAGGTGCTCATAACAAATAGGGCCTAGGCCTACAACAACACCCTTGCTTGAGCCGTGCATCTCACGTTCGACATTTGCTTCTGCAAAGATAATCCCACCCCCGCTGACTTTCTCAACAAGGTCATTCACGCGGACAATTACGTAATAAATGATAGGAAGCTTCGGACAATCACTCGTCATCTGAGCCCCTTTCATCGCCGGGCGCTGCTCTGCCAGCTTCGTCATATCCACTATCTTGATCGGCTCTTTACTCGCTATTGTTTCTTCTTGTACGCTCTCGGTCATTATTGCGCATCCTCATCATCAGGGGTGGTTAGGTCTATTGCTAGAATCTGATCGATTGCAGAGATGAACCCGCGTTCCGCATCAAATTGTCCTTTATCATAAACGCCCATCAAGACATAACTCTCCCCGACCTGACGCTTAAACCGATTAAGCGCCCCGAATAACGCGCACGTTACTTTATCTTCCTTCCAGCTGCGAAATTCACTGTGTGATATCATCAAGATTAATCCCTCCTTCCTCTATCTGATTTATATTTTGTGGTTGACGTGGTGCAGCAACCGCTTGACTCTGACCCGCCTTAACCCCTGCCAACAAGCTATCCATCTCCATTCTCAGTTGATTAAGCTGTGAACCTTCCTCTTTTGCCTCAGCCTCTGCTAGCGCCTTGATGCTATCCGCTTTAGTCTTCACGATATCCACCTGCATCTTTTCCATCTTCAGCGATAACTCAACAACTTTTAACTCGAATTCTTTTTCTTTGCGCGCAAGATCTTCTTTTCGTAACTCGTACTCTGCTTGAATCGCTTGTTCTTCAGCAGAAGGGCCGGACGGTTGCGGTTGAACAATTAAATTCTCCGCTTGTTCAAACTCCATGGCCTTCACCCATAACTTACAGACTTCATGGATATTGAAGCATTCAGGATGTTTGTCCGCCATGTCGTTTAACAATTGCAACCGAGTGACTTGCTGAATCATTGATGAGTCGCGTGGGTCAATGCTTGCAACAACATCTAAAGAACTGGTTTCGTAATCTTGACGTAACATCTCTGGGTCTGTGCCCAGTTCAGCCGCATCTTGCAATTCAAAGTATTCATCTTCATTAAAAAAAACACGGTTTAATTCAAACAGGCGTTTTAACTCCATCTGCAAACCAGACTGAATGCGACGTTGCAGGTAAGAAAGAACCGCTGTCCCTTCTTCGACTAATGCAAGCATCGTCATCTGTCCCACATTCGATGGCTTTTGATCACCCATCAAATCAACCATACCAATACTTCTTGCTTGCTGTGATAGAAAACCAATTAAATTAAAAAGGGCGGGCGACGGCTCTTTGAAGTCAAGCATCACTAGATTTTTACGTAGCTCCTCACCTGTCGCCCATCGAATTTTCTTCAGCTTACCCCGTGGGATTTCAATCTCCCCGGATTCGTCTGCGGCCATACCTTTCACCGCTAAAAACCCGCCCTGTAAGTTTGCCATGATGCCCGCGTCCATCGTTACCGCGACCAAGCTATTAACCGCTGTGCTTAGACCTAACATCAATGAGCCAAACCCAATACGCCAAAACCCAGGCTGACCTGATGGGAAACATTGGTAAACCGTATAGAAGTTTTCGGGGGCGATCGTTACGATTTCTTTTTTAGCGTTGTATTCAATATCTTCTTCGTCATACCGAGCGACAAGGCGCAATGGGATTCGGTAATCTTTCAAAATGGTTAAGACATAAGGTTCTTCATAGCCATCCTGGTCTAAATCAAAATAACAGTGACACTCATAGAGTTCGTACAAGTCATCATGGCTCTTATCTTTCAACCACTCCGAACCAATTGCATCACCCGCGATATCAAAGTCAAACAAACCTCGTCGGATTCGTTCGACAATCTCATTTCTTGATAGCTTGAAAGTTTGCGTCACTCTTCGTGCTTTTTCAATGGAAGTTGCTTCGTCATTCACAATCATCATTTCAGCATCAATGAAGCGTGATTCTTTGGCTTGATGAATGGGGTCAAACCACAGCTTACGAAAAGACATGCCGTACGCTAATAAATTATAAAGGACTTCATCAGTATCATCTTTCCAGTTGTCCATCCCCTCCATCAGCTGCCAATTCATGTGGCCAGCGATACGAGCGGCTTTATCAATCTTATCCTGGAACTGCGGGCCATACGCCTTGCCTTTGACCGGGCGGTTATCCCGCAATACCGATGAAAATAAGCGTGACACCGTCTGGATCAACGTTTGCGCCAGGATCGGTATTTTAATTTTAGGTGCGTCTTTAAAAACACGCGTGGATGAAAACTCTAACTTGTTACTGAGTAAGTCCCTCACTTGGACGACGTGGTCACGCCAATCCTGCTGAGAGTTAACGTCCTCTTCGATGGCGCTGCAAAAATGATGGGCAATCGTGCTGCGGTCATGTTCATCATATTCGGTAAGAAGATTGGAGCTGGAAATGAGGGTATTGATGGGGAGCGTCTTGCTTAATTCTAACATGAATCGCAACCTTTATTGATGAAGTCGGGTGACAATGTTAATACTAAACAGCCTCAAAAGAAAGAAAGCCCGACCTAACCGCCATTGAATTGTTGTTAATACGGGAAATCTATTTTTCCTTCAGATTGCACTTCTGCGTAGAAGTATGGACGAGCATAATCCATCCCATTGTTGATTAAATAACGCATTGCGTCACACAAATGGTCGTTTTCTTTGATAATTTTTCCATTCTCATTGCGCTGGTATTCCCGCATCTCTTTCAATAAAAACCGACAAGAGGAGAATATCTTCAGCCCACCCGCAGACAATCGTTGCTGTATATTCAAAAGACCAGCGGCGACCGCCTTGTTCGCCAACTCTAAGCGTAGACCTTCGTCGGTGTAGAGCTCTAGCACCTTACGACCATCACCCAAGCTAATCCCCACATGATCGATGACGCCATGAATCCACTCCCCTCGGGACCGAATAGCGCGTGCATGAATGGCCGTGATCGGCTCCGCGATGCCCCGGTCTTCACTCGAATAGTCTGTCGAGGCAATACGTCCTCGTTCTTCAGAATGGTAATAGTCACTATAAAGATAAACAACATCACTGGTGGGATCTAATGCACCCCACACTGCCGCCGTGTGTGCATAACCCACATCCATTCCGTACGCGCGCGGCCAATGGCCTGGGACCGGGAAAGGGTCCAGCACATACCGTTCTTGTGGTAAATAGTAGATCGCCCCAGAACCCAGTGACGGTGTCCCCTTCGTGCGAGCATCACGTTGATGCGCGGGGTAGGACTCAAGCAGCTCTTCCTTCGCCTTTTCGTCGAGATGAGGCGGGTTATCTGCCCATGTCAGATTCATGATGCAACGTGCCATTATCACCCCCAGACGAACGAATCCAGCATTACATGAATAGGTGGAGAGGGAGGGCCTTCCGCCCGAAGGCAGCGCCCCCGCTCCTTTTGCAGACAACCCTCTTAGCGCAAGAGGACCTCTCCATCGCTTTTGCCTCGGCCTACTAAGGGGTCCAGGCGGTTATGTTATAGGGGGTTCCACTCGATAAATCAACAAGGACCAAGTACATTAAAGAACCTATCCCCAGGGTCCCTAAGAAGAACTGTGATGATCGCCTCATTAACGACAACTCTTCTTCCCTGTTCAAGAAGAAATAAGAAAGCTGAAGTCCAATAACTGAAAGTATAAACAAATAAAGAAAATGACTTAACAAGCCTGGCTCTCCTTCGTGGCTCTCTATGCTACATATTTATATTCACCCTCTTGCAATCGGCCTTCCGGTAAAAAATGTGACACCATATGTGTCATCCCGCTCAAGGGGGTGAACGTACAAATGACGATCCCCGGTGTGTTACCGGGTACAACCGCTGTTCGTGTCAAGCACTCATGATAAACACTGTCCGGTGGCTCTTCATCCAGCCAAACGACATGCTGAGCCGTCCCCTGGAACTCATCCCGCCCCTGCTTGTAGGATTTAAACACCAAATGAGAAATCCCCCCATTCACATGGCGAACGGCCACACTCTCAATAGCATCAGCGGTTCCGTGACACGGTCTTGGCCTACCGACAATAAGACGCCTCGGGATGAGCCCAGACCCTAGGTCGTCAATAGGGCCCAATAATGTTTTTTGGATCGTGTCGCGCGTAGCTTTGCTCGAGACACCCGCTGCCCACATCTCAATAGGCCGCTCAAAGCGCGCCCCCTCCCACCAATCCGGGTATAACCCAGTGACGTGGTAGGTACACTCCACCCCCGCAGTGTACGTTTTACCGATACGGTTGCCTGCCAACATCAAACGCTCTCGATAATGTTTTCCTAGCGCCATAAACTCTAGATGCTTGGAATAATAGCGGCGTGCATATTTGCCCTCGGCTGGGAAGGCTAATTCAACCTGGTTGTATCGATAGTAGTCCGCTTCTTGTTGGAGCGCTCTCAGCAACTCAAGATCAGACATGCTTACTTGCCGTATTGCTCATGACGTTGTTCACGCTCTTTGTTTAGCCGCTGAATTAATTCACCCACCTCGCTATCACTAAACTGGCTAATGTCCAATTGTCTTGGGAACTCTTTCAGGTAAAGGTTGGAGATATGGTTGAACGTTTTAACTTGGAGTGTGGCCTTTTGAATCGCCTCTGACCGCTCATCCACCTCGTTAGCCACTTCGATACTGTCTTCTTGTATCGCAATTGCAGCGAGGTTCATGGCCTGATGGTACCGCTTAATCACATGCTCCTCGTTCAGCCATTTGATTAACGTGGGCCTTGTTGGCCCTTTGGTGTATTCCCGGCAAAATTGTCGAACTGTTTTCCCTGCGCATAATTCCGATATAACGACATCAACAATGCAGGCTTTTTCTTCTTCAGACCAGGCTTGGTACCCACGCCCACCGGGTGCGCCTGACTTCAACCCTTTTCCCGCGTTTGCTAACTCGAACCAGTACTTCGTCACATCTTGCTTTGTCTTTGACATACATCCCCCTTCGGATTGGTTGGAACATTGTGCAGCAATAACCCCAAGCATACAATTATACTCGTTTATCGCCTATTTACGACCACCCCCGCACCCTACTTATTCTGTTAACCCCCACACATTTGTTGTAGTATCTGTCTGTTTAAGTATAATGTGGGCAACAACCCCTTAGGCAAGGAGCACCACATGTTCGCTGAACTTCTCGTTTTTATTCTTTTAGGTATCCCCAGCATGGCCGCCGTAGGGATGCTGCTATTCTCTATCATAAACCTCTTCGCCAACATCATCTGGGCCTATGGCCACGACATATGGCTGGATCATAGGAATCAAGGACAGATTTTTCAACTCGCTCAAGCCAGAAATCTACAACACTTTCCTGTTGCCTGTTTTCCAAGCCCTGAGCGAGACCCTGAACAGATAGTCATTCAGACTTACTGGCGTCGAGACTTTCGGATAGCACGTGAAAACTTAAATAGAGTAAAACGGCTGGAGAGAGAAGAATTTATGATGAAGAAAAAAGCATTTGTAGTTCTATTAGATGCTTGTGTTGAACACCACTACCTCATAAGGTTTATTTGCTCACAATCCTATCTGAACGCCTATGAGTTGCTCAGCACGATGTGTCTAGATGACAGCAGGACTGAGATCGTTGGACGCCAAGTCCGCGCGCGTTTTGAGCCGGAAGGCTATAATGAAGAGCGTCTTGATGAGCCTTACCCCCCTGCCACCGATGACGCGGCGATAAGGTTGAAGGCGTCGCTTCTCGCTTCATTTGATCAATGTAAACGGCATGAACTCGTCCTTGAGTACCTCTTAACTATGCCTGTAGAAGAGGTTTCCCAGCTAATACCCTTGGTCGATTTATCCGACGATTCAATGCTGGCAATAACGGCCTGTATCCCTATTTCTAAATACCTAGGATTGCGCCCGGAGGATGCACCTTTCCACAGGATAAGAACGACGCTCACCGTGCAAGGCGTGCCGATGATTCCTCGATGCACCCGCAGGCAGCAAGTCCTGGTTAGACAGAGAAACACTGATATTCAATCACAAGGAAGCACGTTCCGCTCTTATGGACCGTGGATGTTTGAGTATACAAGAATAGGTAGGGAAGACAGGCTCGCTATTCGAATGAGAATGGATGACAGGCTGGGAGCTAGAGTTAATGGCAGCACCGAAGGTGCATTTACTTTGGGGGAGTGGGCGCAGGAAGAAAGTATAGAGGACGAGGACGCATTGGTTATGCCTGGGCCGCCGAGCACTAAGCAGAAAGAAATGCTCGAAAACAGAGACAAAAATATTAGGGACGGGAGAATCGTTTCTACGGCTGAAAAATTCATGAAGCTGTATGAAGAAGCAGGCATGAAAGACCAAATGAGAGAGGAGCGATGGCGGGATTTGTGCGAAGTTCAGCGACAAAAAAAGCTACAAAAAGACATTGAGGACTTCTGCATGATAAGGACCCCTTGGTTTGAATCCTTAACGAAAGGACAGCAAGAAAAGGTCATGGACCGCCTCGATACGCTTGCGTGTGGAGAACCAACCGACGAAACAATGACGGAATTTAAAGAGGAGGTTTTAGCGATCGGAAAGAGAGAAACCCTAAGAGCTAAAATAATAGCTGATGGGGGTGAAGTCTCTGATGATGAGTCAACCAAAGAAACCGTCGGCCAAGAAATAATGAGAAGGAATAGAACGGAAGACCGAATTTTTGGCCGAGGACCTGCCATGTCTATACAGGATTTTAAGCTGTGTTATGACGCGGTGGGGGTGAAAGATAGATTCCAGTCCTATCTCAACAAACAGGAGCTTGAAAAAGAAAAGGAGCTCCTTAAAAAAGAAAAAGAAGGATTAAGCGCGCCTTTAGGCGTGGCTGAGGAGAAAACACCGCTGGACGACTCTTCTCCCGTGATTGTTCCTTCTTCATTGTTTCTTGCCGAAGAAGACTACTCTTCCGAAGAAGAAACGAAAGAATCTGCCCCGCTTCTCGAAGACTACCCTGTCGATAAAAGCACTAAAACCTCTGGTCTTAGGTTAATATAATGGCCAGCCCCGAGGGTGGGACTAGCCATCTTTGGGGTTTACTCTGAAACAGGTCGGGATAGCCTTACTCCTGTCAGCGATCCGCGTGAAAATGAAACGTCGTATCTTGATGCCGGAAACAAAATGTCCTCTCTAGGCATCCCCTTCGCAATCCATTCGCGTGCCACTTTGTATTTCTTGAAATCACACGTCGAGTTCCCTGCTTCACACTGCGTTCCCTTAAGTACCCCAGGGTTGCGACAAATAACCTCCTGAACGGTCACTAAAGAAATCTCGCAGTAAGTCAGATGACTCGATAACGCCACCAGTAAATAGGTGTCCCCCTTGCTATAAAACCCCTGACCATCCATTTTTATGATAGATGCGGATGCGGGTGTGGGGGGGAGCAAAACAACACCAATCGTCATTAGAATCGATATCAGTGCGTAACCTATAATCATCTTCCCGGTGTATCTTTCGACAAGCCTCTTGTCCATTACTAATCCTCCTCTTTGTTGAGTGATTCGCTAAATGGTCACGACTTTTATCGGCGTTGGAAGGAAGAACTTTAGGGTTTATTGCGTCAATTTGAAGCATCTACAGAAACAAATAGTTGCATTTTTAAACAAGTGGTTACGGTGAAAAAAGGACATACCCAATCTGCTATGACGGCGAGTATGCCCTGAGAAAAGCTATAAAATATTAAGGTGCCGCTGGCCTTGCGTTCGGTGACCCACCCCCTGGTGGAACGCCTTCTAATCCAAGTCTTGCCTCAATACCCGCCAACCCCAGTGAAGGAGCCTCTGGCGCTGACCGAAAGAACGAGAACTGTCTTGCCGCACGGGAAAAAAGTCCTTCTGCCGCAGCAGGCGCCATCTCTGATTGCCATGCCTGTATGGCTTCATAATCGTTCATATGGAGTATCCGACGATACATGTATCCCTCATCCCGTGGGTAAGTCTTCGCCCACACAATCATCCAGAGGGCCGTGTCCATTCGATCGCGCATAATCTCCTTGTCCCCAATGTTCCGCGCCCACAGCCAGCAATAATGTTCATCCGTCATATATCTTATTAACTTCGCGCGTAATACGGGGTGAGCTAAGGCCAACTCATAGGCCCGCTGATCATCCATAACCAGGCCGACCGTTATCCGGAAAGCGGGTTGACGAAAAGAAGAGGCCACGGCGCGACGAAATAACCCCAGATCCACGGGCTGCGCTTCCTCTCTCAGACGTCCAAGCAACAGATCATCCGTCGCAAGCCTCGCCAGAAGAGCAGGGTTCTGCCTTAAGTCGGCTACAAACTCTCTATGCGTCAAAAAACCTCTCAGTATTTCTTCCTCGACCTCCCTTCTTTCCGCTTCATCTTCTTGTCTCATGGGTAACCTCTTAAATTTAAGGGAGACGGCTAGGCTGGTATGGCATGCCTTCTCTCAACCCTTGGTTGTTATCTGATGAATGAACGGGGGGCTGCCAAAATGTTAGCCCTCCCCTCACCCTAGGACTACTTGGCGCCCTTACGATGGCCTCATCTTCTTCTGTCTCCTCAAAGGATGGTATGGTGTCATTCCACACATTTAAGGCGGCGCTATCATCCATGCGCTGTATCTTACGGAACATATACGTCGCATCCTCAGGACACATCTTCGCCCACAGTATGATATATTCTGGCGAACACATGCGGTCACGCATGATTCTTTTATCACCGATATCTAATGCCCACCGTAAGCACTGCGCCTCATCTGTCATCTGGACTTTAAGTAAGTCGCGCAAAATAGGATTATGATGGACACTTGAGATAGCGTCCTCTTGAGGGAGTGTGACCATTTCTTGGATTAAGACGGGAGGAGCGTCATCCCTGCCAAAAATGTCAATCATACGCTTACCCATCGCCGGTGAAAGTACGCCATATTGATAAGCAGGATCACTCTCCACCTCCTCTTTTAACGCCATAATGAGGGATACTTTATATCTCTCTACGTTCGCTATCCGTGGTTCGGGCCGGTAATGTAAAAGAAATGCACCAATAGCAGAAATCCAGTCATAAACGGGTTCAGGAGCCCATGGATGCAGCGCATGCGGATGGTTTATCCGCCGTATTCTCGCGTACATTGCAGCCTCATCCTCCGGGAATTCCCTTGCCCAAGCCGCCATCCCACAGGCCGAGTAAATGCGGAGCCTCATAAGGCCTACATCTCCAATCGTTTTAGCCCAAAGTACGCAGACCTTCTCATCAACTATCGTCTTTATTATTATCGGGCGAAGATGAGGTTGGTCTATGGCTAATCTATAGGCTTCTTTATTCTCCATCCTTACTGTCTTCAGGTAGAAAATATGGCCTGGCGGACAAGAGGACGGGTCCCTATTGCGAGCGACCGGGTGTCCCCGATCTAGATACCCTCTGACAATCTTTCCTCCTACTTTTTGATGCATCTCTCTCAAAATATCTTCGTCTGTTCTTCTCATGCCCCACCTCATTTTGTCAACCATATGCGTTCTAAAACTATACACAACAAAAACATCAGGCGCAATAATTTCGTGTGGGTTCCCCTTCGTTGTCCGAGGTGTTAACGCTCGTCTTCCGCCGGGGGTGTCGCTAGTTGTTCTTTTTCCGGATCCTTCATTTCCTCTTTTAACTCTTCAAGGAACATTAAAATCTCTTGGTTGTATGCGACCAATTGATCTTCATGCGCCAGCATGATGTCTCTTCTTGTGTATGATGCACCAATGAGTAGGTTGTAAAACGCCTGAAATATGTCGTCTAGACCAACCTCATCAAGGGCTAGCCGAACCTCATGCTTTACAACACCTTCATTTGAACAGTATGCTAGCTTAACCACATTTGAACCTATACTCATCATTCTTACTCCTGTGGGGGTGAACTTTTAAACTAAAGCCCATTAATTTAACATGTTTTGATCGCAAGTCAAACAAATTCATTAGTGTTACAGGTTGATTGTACTTGTTTTAAGTCGTCAACCATCCCTAATCTGTTAGCCTTGTTGGATTTGCGTTGCTTTGCTGCGCCGGATGTGTTAGTATTGTTTTCATGATTGTATTCTCTCAAAATATCTACCCCGCAATACGCCACCTTTCGTGCTTTACCGAGGATGAGACGTTTCTTGCTCATATCCAGTCCTTCCCACGAAATACCCCTTTTCGAACGGTTGCTGCTGGCTTCACAGGTTCGCAGGCTTATTACTGGGGTGCGACGATAGGTGACCGAGACATCATGATCGACCTCGTTCATGAATCCATGGATGTTTTGGCGTGGGCGCTGACTATTGGTGACCGCGATATAATGATAGGGCGAATTAAAGATGAGCGCGAAGCGTTTTTGTGGCGCATTACGCTTGGACCTGATCCCCGTCTTATCGAATGCATACACTCCCCGAAGTGGGCGCTGTTATGGGCGTTAAAGGCCGGTGATAAGGAACGCATGGGTAAGTTGATAAAAGGGGAGAAATGGGTGTTTCTGTGGTTCCAAAATGTTTACCCTGATATAGGCAGAGAAGATTACGTTAGCCGCATACCCTTGGCGCGACGCATGGAATATATCGATGATTACCGTGACTTCTATCCTTATGAGTCAACAATTACTAACTTCTTTCGCAACATGACGGACCATAGGGCAGACGGTCTACCCTTGCCTCCTACTCATCTTCAGTTATCCGCAGCTGAGGCGCAATCTCGAGCAGCTTCGTCCTACGGTACGATCTTCACCGACAGCACCAGTTCTTTGCGTGAAGAGGACTTTTTTCAGCCATCCTCTCGGTTCAAAGATGTATGCCAAATCAGCTAAGCACTGTCCTCCGCTGGGGCGACCAATCCATTAGACGCTAATAGAACACCCCCTACGGGTATAAATACAATGACTGTTAATAGCTATAACGTTAATCCAGGGGCGAATCTAGTGAAGGCTGACTTCAGATGGGCCGATCTAGTTCGGGCGAATTTTGCCGGTGCCATCCTTTTGGGCGCTGACTTTCTCGGTGCCGATTTAG